AACCGCAGCAGTAACAAAAGCCGTCGTTGCTACCTGAGTTGTGTTGGTACCCGACGTAGCTGTTGGCGCTGTTGGAACTCCGGTTAACGCCGGACTAGCTAGAAGTGCACCGCCAGCGCCTGTGATGTCAGCACTACTCAGAGTTACTGTTCCTGAACGCGTATTGAACGATGTCACTGCAGATGCGCTTACTTGAGCCTGGACAAATGCTGTGGTTGCCAACTGGGTTGTATTCGTGCCTGTCGTGGCCGTCGGTGCGGTCGGCACACCTAATATACCTGGGCTTGTTGTTGGCAACGGTGTATAACCCAATGCGGTTATTACGTCACCCGAGACCAGACTTACAGCACCAGTGCGCGTGTTGAAACTAGTTACTACACCAGAACTAATTGCAGCCTGGACAAAGGCCGTAGACGCAGCTTGTGTTGTTGACGTTCCTGTTGTTGCTGTAGGAACTGCTGGAACACCCGTGAATGTAGGACTAGCCAGTGGTGCTGTGGTTGCCGCATTAGCCGCTGTGTACCCTAGAGCTGATGCAATATCCGAACTAGTTAAGGTAACAGCACCAGTACGAGAATTAAAACTGGTAACTGCATTGCTAGAAAACGCACTGATCGAGGCATTCACAAAAGCCGTTGTTGCAAGCTGCGTCGTATTAACTCCAGTCGTAGCTGTCGGTGCCGTTGGTGTGCCAGTAAATGCGGGACTAGCTAATGGAGCAGTTGTTGCAGCATTTGCAGCGGTGTAGGTTAATGCGGTATTAACATCACTGGCAGTTAATACCACTGCACCAGTACGAGAATTAAAACTAGTTACACCACTAGCACTTGCGGCCACGACGGCATGAACAAAAGCGGTTGTTGCCAATTGAGTGCTAGATGTTCCTGTACTAGCGGTTGGTGCCGATGGAACGCCCGTGAAAGTGGGTCCAGCCAATAGGGCACCGCCAGCATTTGAAATATCTGTGCTAGTTAGAGTTACAGCACCAGTACGAGAATTAAAGCTGGTGACTCCCGCAGGAATATCCGCAATTTGCGTATTTACATAGGACTGCGTAGCATAGTTTGCATCATTAGTGAAGGCACTGACATTTGATGGAACAGTGGGGATCGTCGGTTTATTGCTAAGATCTGTGTATGACCCAGTTGACGCAACGGTAGCCAAGCCCCCAATATCCGAAGTTGTTAAAACAACGGTTCCAACGCGTCCTGCAACCGACGTCACATCCGAAGTAGTGCCAGAGATGTGTTGCCATTGACCGCCATTGAACAGCGCTACATCGTTGACACTCCAGTCTGAGTTCCCGTCCAGATCGGTGGTGCCTGCAACACTTACTTTATAGAATTCACCTAGAGTCCCTACACCTGAGGTCAAAGTCGGTGTGTTAGTCGCCGCGTTCCACACACCTTCGTAAGTTAGTCCGCCGGTAACACCTGAGAGTGCAGCTTCAACAAACGCAGTGGTAGCTAATTGGGTTGTGTTCGTGCCGTTTGCTGCCGTAGGACCAGAAGGAATTCCAGTGAATGTAGGACTAGAAATAGGTGCCACCAGCGATTGGTTGGCCGCCGTGTAACCCAGAGCCGTTGTTATGTCACCAGTGGTAAGAGTTACCGCGCCGGTCCGCCCGTTAAACGACAATACGTTGGCGGACACACTAATTGTCCCATCGCTAGCGATAGTCGTACCAAAACCCTGTTTAACACCACCCAATACTGACGAGGTGGCGATGGGTAAACTATAGGGAGCACCAACACTAATTTCTCCGTTCAAAACAGAAATATTGGCACCAATGGTTACTCCACCCAGAACGGTGGACGTTGCTTCAGGTAATGTGTAGGGGTCATCAACGGAGATAACTCCATCATTTACTTGAATATTTTGACCAATAACTACACCACCTAGCGTAGACGTAGTGGCTTCCACTAGTTCATAAGGCGCACCAACACTAATTGTTCCATCGCCAGCAACACTGACGTTGGCCCCAATCTTTACACCACCTAAAACAGAAGAAGTACTGACCGGAAGTGTATAAGAATTAACGCCTGAGATCGTCCCGTCTGAGGCAATCTCAATATTGGCACCTTGTTTAACACCGCCAAGAACTACTGCGGTTGCAACAGGCAACGTGTAGCTAGCTGCATTGGCGCTTAGTACACCCTCGGCGGTGATCGTCAGGTTGTTCCCCACTATTACTTGACCCAATTGAACAGTGGTCGCAATAACCGGAGTCACAGCCGCTTCTAGTCCTGGAATATTTGCAATATTAATTTCAACATTGCCAAAACCGTCAGGCGTTTGGTCATTCACTGACGTTATGGTGCTATTCGAAGCAGTGATCGGATAAGCAGCCCACACTAAGCCTAGTCCCGGTTCAATAATTGAACCCGAAGTCCACAGGGTTCCGTTGCGCCAGAGTTTAGTTGTTGACGGAACAGTCACAGGTACACTTACATCGAAATAAAGTTCTAATGGCGCACCGAAAACAATTCCTTCACATACGAATGTGTAGGGAAGTACGAACCGCCATTGAGAACCATCAAACAAATACATACCCTGATCTTGACTACCTGAGGCAACAGGAAGCACTGCTACTTGGTCGGTGACTTGCTGAGGACTTGGCAGGCTAACGACCCATGGAGCATTAACAATTGCCTGCTGGGTCCCCATATTGAGCGTTACTTGGTAATAGAAATTGCTTTCCATGTCATGTCCTTAACTTTTATTTTGATTGATTTTTAATCACGATTTCACCACTGCAGGCACGCATTCACTGCATTTAATACAGGTAGACGCAAAGGAACTGTGGAAGTACTGCCATTGATAATGTTTGTGGTGACCGTGAATTCATCAGCATCTGCATGCGCGTTCAGTCCATTAATATCCCAGAACCAACCGGCGCTTAAGAACGCATCAGTAGGCTGACCAACTAATTCTGGATTAGCTACAATATGCCCATCGCCATACACCGATTTATCGTAAGCCGCATAATTGTTTCTGAACGTTAGATGGAAGCCACCGTGTCCACGGAAAGCCCAGCCATCACCAGAATCAGCATCACCGTTGCCATTACGATTAGCATAGACAAGATTTGCCAGCTTCTGAGGATTGTTAATATAGTCAGGCGCGTAAGCATAATTTGTATGTGTAGGGTCCATAGTAAATCTGGAAGGCCAAACAGTAACCAAACGTTCAGGAGTGGTGTAATTCAAATTCTCCGACCAGAAGGTAAAACCTTGAGTTTCGTAAAGCGATTGAGCTACGAAATAACGGACACGTCGTGGCTCCTGATCAATTTGGAATCGGGCCATCGTCGCGTTGATAGCATCAGTTAGGGCTTGAACTTGATTCGGGTCCTGAGCTTGCTCCTGACCCACTTTCGGGGCTAGCTGTTGAAGTTGTATCGTTGTTATCGAAAACGGCATTGTGACCTCCATCAATATATAAAAGAGCAATCGTGAAAGATTGCTCTGTGTAACGTATTGGATTTAATTTGTATTGAACAATCAGCGATACTGTGTACAGTCCATCCTCTAGGTCACCTGGAACCGTCACCTCATAGGCCATGTCTTTTACATCGTCTATGAGGAGTTCCGGGGACACAAGTTTATATTTTTTATTTTCAGATTGAATTATGGACCGCACGTACAAAGGTCCTGGTAAATCTTGAAGAGCAGGTGTCGGAATATAATTTTCCACTCCACCCTTGAACCTAACCATGGCTGATGGCTCTATATCTAACTGCGGTTGTTCTCTTATCCAATAGACAGTTGTCCCACCTATTGCTCCTAGCACGCTACATATTAAGGCCAGTGCCAGACTCAATAGAAACCCCTTACGTCTATTCATTGCGCTGTACCTCAGTAACTTGAGGACTTGGACTTGACGTCACGAGTATTCGAGCTAATTGAATTCGTACATTGGCGGTTTTGATTGGATTTAATTTGTATTGAACATCAACACTAACGCTGTAAGTTCCTGGAGCTAGACTAGAAGGTATCCTAACTGATTGGGCACCCAAGTCCATATGTTGAGGATCTTTGACCCTAACATCCGGATACACATAAGCGGTATCCCCGTAAGCATCAACCAACGTTACATGATAGACAGCCATAGACGTATCGGCTGTCAAATGAAAAGGATCAGCCAATTTTGCTGTTGCTCCGGCAGGAACATCTAGCGTAGTGACTGATCTTCGATCCAAATTATTTAGTGTTGGCTTCTGGGTGTACCAGAAAACACTGATGGCCATCGCCGCCGGGACTATACACATAGAGGATACTGCAAAGGCTGTGTCTGCTATGTGGAAAGCTTTGACCACCAACGCATGTTTAGCTACTTTTGATGCGAGCGTGATTAACACGATTGCTCCTCCTTGCTATTCTATCTTTGGCGGTTCATTGCTGTTAATGATGATTGTGGTGTTTGCCGTAGCATTTGACTTGGAATTAGACTTAGAGCTTGATCCATCCTCATCTTCAATGCCTAATCTTCTCTTGATGATGTTTTCAAATTCTTTCCAGGCTCTGTTGCCCATTAGGCCAGCAACCGCAATCAAAACCCCCATCAACGGACCCGTTGTGTTCGTCCATTCACAGAGCCAGAAAGTAACTAGTCCTGTGAATCCGCTTGTAACCACGTCTCGTGCAAAACTAGCAGGGCTAAATTTGGAAGCACTATTTAAATACTTCACTGCCCCACCAGCACATGCAACACCAATTACCCATATATAAGTGACGAGACTGTAGCCGAATGGGTCTTTGTCGCCAACCATAGGAACCCCTATTCGTTAACTGCTGCTATTTTGAGTTTTCGGATTTCTATTCTGCTGTAATTAAATTGGGGATTAGCCTAATTTTAGATAGTAAATAAGGGATACAAATGGAGAACCGCAAATGAAATTCAACACTAACCAAGCCTCTATTTCCTGCTTGGTATCGGCTTCAGCCCAAGCTCAGAACACAGATGAAACATTGCTTCCAGTATTCAATCGAATACTTACGGAGGAAATTAAGTTTGCGACCGAAAACACAGAGTTAGACCAGTTGCTACATAGCGTCAATAAGAGAGTGGCTATTAGATTTGGACCTAGATTTTATGTGTGGACGGCTGACGCAGATACAGAACAACGAGCGTGCGACAATTCACAAGAATTAGTATTGATCTTGGACTCGGTGAATCCCACCTCTTTTACCCTTCAGTGATCACTGACCAGTAACTACTGTTGATAAATTTATGACCAATATAAAAAGAGAACGTCTGTTTGTAGTGGACGGTAATTGGGCCCTACACAAAGCAGCATCCACACTCCACACAAATCGTCCGATTGAGGATGCGCTCCCCTATCACCTGTTAGGTATCATAATTAAAGATGCACTGGCATTGCGCGCACCTTACTTGTGTGTTGCATTTGATGGACCCGATGTATTCAGGTACAAGGTCTATCCTGGATACAAGGCGAGCCGCAAATTAGGAAAGGCTAAGCGCAAGGCTGAAACAACCAAAAATAGTTCAGCTAGTGACAGAGCCGTCAACGAACTCTACAGTTATTTGCCATGTATCTATAAATTGTTTGACGAATTAGGCATCGTCTACTATCAACCGCCAACATTCGAAGCTGATGATGTACTGGCGTCTGTAGCTTTTAAATATGGCGGCGTCCATGAGGTATTGATTGGCACCAAAGACAAAGATGCTAATCAATATTTGATGCCCCATGTACGATTGACCTACACGTACAGGGATAAAGATAAAAATACAAAACGGGTGTTTATTACGCATGACGATGTTGAAGCTAAATTTGGGTTACGCGCTGACCAAATGGTGGACTATCAAACATTGATTGGGGACAAGGGTGATGATGTTCCTGCAATCAAAGGCTTTAGTCCAGCTAGGGCAAAGAAAGTGCTGACCGAGTTCGGAACATTGTCCAACTGGTATAAGAAATCTACAGGTGACGAAAAAGCGTTCATCACGTCTCAATTAGAGAATTTGAGACGCAATAGAAAACTCGTTCATCTGGTGACTAATTGTCCACCACCGAACGAATTGAACGAATGGAAAATCCCGAAGATTAAGCCAACAAATAAATGGTTAAGTCGCACCTATCACGAGTTCCATGCTATGTGCTGGCCTAAGTCTAAGGGACTCTTTGGTTGATTACATATTGACACCCGAGCAGCCATCGCTAGCACCGGCACCCGCACGCAAGTTCCCAACCAGCGAACCTCCAACTGTAGTCACCCCGCTGGAGTAGGTGTAAGTAGATGTTGCTTGTGTGCCGGATGAGATGTTTCCTAAAGCAAATATACCTAATGTCGAATTACCGGCAGCAGCCCCTTCGTTACTTGTTGAACTTAGCGCTGTTCCCGCACCTACAGTATTGCCTGAGTAGGTGTATTTGTACGTAGTAGTGAGTGAGTCACCTCGCGCAAATATGCCGAACGTAGAATCCCCAACAGCAGTACCGCTATCAACGAATAAGGTAAGTGCGGTACCTGTCGCCACAGTGTTACCTGAATAGGTGTACACATCGGTAGAGGTGAACGTACCACCCTGAGCAAACACACCCAAAGTTGCGTTACCCGCTGCACCTCCGTAGTTAGCAGCAAATGTTAGATTTGTGCCAGCCGTCGTCGCGTTAGTACCCCACGTGTACGTATTGGTTACATGCCCGGAGCTACCTAAAGAAAACACTCCAACAGTAGAATTTCCTGCAGCGGCACCCCCGTTCACTGTGGCGGTAAGAGATGTTGCTGGACTGACTATAGAAGCATAGTAGCTGTAGTTATAGCTAACGGTGCTTAAAGCAAATATACCGTTCGTGCTAGTACCTGCCGCCGCACCAGCGGTGCCCCCAGGACTTAAGGAACCACCGACAGCAGTTGTAGCTCCTGAGTAGAAATAGACATTGGTAACACTAGGTGCCTCAGTGCCCATTGCAAATACTGCCATGGTTTGTGGAACACCACGGTCTCCAGGGAGAAGCGAAGCACTAGCACTTGCCAACAAAAGAAGCATTATGTCATTCATGTTCAAGCCTCGATGTTCAGACCAATTACAAATACCATATAGGTCGAACTAGTCGTGTCGTAACGGACGGCCACCAAATCAACACCCGACGCGGTGAAAGTAGGTGCTGTTCCTCCATTTGCGAACTGAGTACCCGACGGCCAACTGATGGTCGACGAACCCCCGTTAGTTATCCGCAAGCAGATGATCTGTGATAGACCGGCAGCCAGCGTATTAGTGAAGGCAAAAGTCAAAGCCCCAGTCACAGTCAACGTCCATTCGGTAGCGGATACTAAGTTCAACGTCTGTGTACCCGACACTGAACCTAGAGCAACCACAGTGTAGCTGGAGGCCACCGTCTCTACACGTCCCGTAAACTGTGGGCTAGCAATTGGCGCACCGCCTACACCAGTCACGTCAGAAAGTTGCAACGTAACGGCACCTGTACGAGTATTGAAGCTTGTAACAGAAGCTGAACTAAGTTCATTCAGAACAAACGCGCAGGTTGCTAATTGGGTGCTATTGGTTCCATTTGCTGCGGTTGGTGCCTGTGGAATTCCCGTGAATGTTGGGCTAATTAAGTTAGCAGGCGTATAAGTCAGTGCACCAGTTACGTCCGTAAAACTTAGGTTCACCGCACCTGTTCTGGAATTAAAACTAGTTACACCAGCACCACTAACCGCAGCAGTAACAAAAGCCGTCGTTGCTACCTGAGTTGTGTTGGTACCCGACGTAGCTGTTGGCGCTGTTGGAACTCCGGTTA